TTTGATTCAATATTATTAAATAAATTAGAAGGATTTTTTAGTGATTTACAATGGTCTTTAGATTTAAACCCTTACACAAATGCATTAGCATCCTTTGAGATATAAAATAAATTTCGTATATTATAACTATGGTAAATAAAACAACACTCACGAGCGTCATTTCAAAATATTATTTAAATGGATTAAATAATCAAGTAAAATGGCGTATTAAAGATAATCAACTTACAGTCTACGCAGGTGATAATGGTAGAGTATGTAAAGTAGTACATAACAATTTTAACTTAGAAGATGCTGAATTAGGTGTGTTTGATACACATAAACTTAGCAAATTAATTTCCATTACCAATGGTGAATTAAATATAACTCTTGAAAAGATTAAAGCTGTTTATACTAAAATGCATATTGCAGATTTAAATTTTGACTTAACTTATTCATTAGCTGATATTTTAATTCTAGGTAAAAATACTTATTATGAAGACCCTGAAGAATTTGAAATACAAATTGATTTAACAAATGAAGATATTACTCATTTAATTAAAGCAAAAAGTGCTTTAGCTGATGTAAATAATATGTTAATTACTACGACTACTGATTTTGATGGTGAGAATGTATGTGAAATTATATTTGGTGATAATACTGGTTTTTCTAATAAAATTACTTATCAACTTAGAGGTAATATTACTAAAGGAGATATCCAAATCCCATTCGATTCAGACATATTTAAAGACATATTAAATGCTAATAAGGATATGGAGAAAGGCACATTAAAAATATCAGAAGTAGGTATGTTAAAAGCTAACTTTACAACATCAGAAACAGAAAGTGAATATTTTATCGCGAGAAACGAATAGGTCACATACGTATAATCGAACATAAAATTGTAGCTAGGGCACGATGTTATATTCAAATAAAATAAACCGAGAGCTTCGGCCTCACAAAACCAAATGATATGAGTACATTATTCAACGAACAATCAAAGTTCGACTTACTATTCCGTAATCTTTTCAAGACAGACGGAGTTTTCCAACCAACAACGTTCGAAAACAAACAACCACACCCTATAGATATTTATTATGACGATGAAGGACTTCATTTTGAAGTTGCCTGTACTGGTCTAACTAAAAAAGATATTCAACTAGAAATTGATGGAGATCTTTTAAAAATTATCTATGATAAACCAACCGAAGAAGAAGAAGATTACACAGGCTATATCTATAAGGGATTAGCTAAACGATCTTTTAACTTAGGTTATAAAGTAGCAGCTAAATTCGAACTAGAGAAATTAGAGGCAGAAATGAAAGATGGTTTGCTCCATCTATTTATTCCAATTGCGGAATCTAAAAAAGCAAAAACAATTAAAATAAAATAAAAGTTTTACCAAAAAAGCGTGTCCTAGCGCAATATTATTCGTATATTCACGTATAAATAAAATAAGTTATATGACAACAAAAAGAAAGTCAATTCAGACTATTACCGATCCCTTGCTAGAACCATTCTTTATTACTAAAGATGAATACAGTTATACTGTAAAACAAAATGTGACATCTAATGCCAATCATTTTAGGGCTAAAAAGGGAACACCTAAAACGTATGAAAAATCCTTATATTATTATGCTAATTTTGAACAAGCTTTACAAAAAATAGCTAAATTACAAGCGGATATGGAAAATTATATTAGTTTAGAAGAATACATTAACAATTATAAATCAATTAGTACTAACATTAAAAATTATACAGATGGAGTTAGAAGCGTTATTTAATGCAATTATAGTAAAACCAATTGAATCACAAGAAAGTACTTATGGTTCAATTATAGTACCGGATCTAGGAAGTGAAAAAAACCAAACAGGTGAAGTAGTTTCTGTAGGACCAGGTCAATCTACAATAATGGGAACTTTTGTCCCAACAATTAGTAAAGTAGGGGATGTAGTAGTATTACCTACACAAGGGTTTACAAAATTACCTCATAATGGGAATGAATATTATGTAGGACCTGAAAATCAAATTTTAGCTAAGATAAACACTCCTTTAGGAGAAGTATTAGCACAGACACAAGTTACAAAAGAAGAAATTAACCACTTAACAGATTTATCAAATGAGTAAACAAGTCACACTAGGAAAAACATCCAGAGAAAATTTAGTAAAAGGTATAGATGTATTAGCAGATGCTGTAGTATCAACCTTAGGACCAAATGGAAGGAATGTAGTTATTGCAAATAATGGTTCTCCACAATCAACAAAAGATGGAGTTACAGTTGCAAAAGCAATTTCACTTACAAACCCAGAACAAGAATTAGGGGTACAGTTAGTAAAACAAGCAGCTATCCAAACAGCAGAAAAAGCAGGAGATGGAACAACTACATCTACTTTATTAGCTCGTGAAATGGTAAAAGCAGGATTAAATGCTTTAAACAATAACGAAAATGCAGTACAAATCAAACGGGATATTGATTTAACAGTTAAACAAGTAATCTCCAACCTAAAAAATAAAATATCAGAAGAAATTACAGGAGAAGAACAATTAGAACAAATTGCTTCGATATCTGCTAATAATGATCCTGAAACTGGAAAATTAATTGCAACTGCAATTGATAAAGTAGGTATGGAAGGAGTTGTTCATATTGAAGAGTCTCGCACAGGTGAAACATATTTAGAAACCGTTGAAGGGTTACAATTTGATAGAGGTTTTAAATCTCCATATTTTGTTACTGATAATAATACTATGACTTCAACTTTAGATAATCCACTTATTTTAATAGCAGATCAAAAGTTAACACAGGTAAAAGAATTATTACCTATTTTAGAAGCTGTAGGTGCTCAAGCAAGATCTTTATTAATTATTGCTGAAGATATAGATAATGAAGCTTTAGCAACTTTAATTGTTAATAAGATGAGAGGGACATTAAGTGTGTGTGCTGTAAAAGCTCCCGATTTTGGGGATAGACGTAAATTAGCTTTAGAAGATATAGCTGTTACAACAGGTGGAATTGTTTTTGATAAACAAAAAGGAATGAAGCTTGATAAATTTTCTTGGGAATGGTTTGGAGAAGCTAGAACAGCAACAATAGGAAAAGAAGAAACAACAATTGTAGATGGAAAAGGAGGAATTGAACAAATTGAAGCACGTATTGAAGAATTACAGCAACAAATCGATAAAGCAGCAACGCCGTTTGAAATCGAAAAACTTCAAGAAAGACTCGCGAAATTCACAGGAGGAGTAGCTATCATTCATGTAGGTGGAAATACTGAAACTGAAATGAGGGAGAAAAAAGATAGAGTTGATGATGCATTACATGCTACAAAAGCTGCTATTGAAGAAGGAATAGTACCAGGAGGTGGAGCAGCATTATTATATGCTTCCTCAGGTATAGAAGTTAAATCTACAGGTGCTCGTATTGTAGTAGCAGCATGTAAAAAACCATTTAATCAAATTTTAATTAATGCAGGGTTTGATGAAATTAAGGGACAAATATTAGCAGACCAACTAGTCAATTCAGGTAATGATACTTGGGCTGGGTTCAATATTAAAACTGAAAAAACTGTTAATATGAAAGAAGAAGGTATTATAGATCCTACTAAAGTAGCTAGAACAGCATTAGAAAATGCAGCTTCTGTAGCAGGTACTATATTACTAACAGAATGCACTATAGTAGATGAACCAAGTGAAGATAATAAACAAACACCTATGGACCCAATGATGGGTATGGGAATGTAAATTAATAATTAATAAATAAATAAAAAACAAATGACAAAACAAGAAATTTTTGAGGTAATTGAAGAAAACTTTAATACCTTAGCAGCAGAACACGTAGGAACTACAAAAGCAAGTCAAGGACGAGCTAGAAAAGCAGCACAAGCTATTAAAAGGGTAATTACAGATTACAAGAAAGCATCTGTAGCAGAATCTAAATAACTTTATTGGGGAGGCTTGTCCTCCCCAATTATTTTTCGTATATTTACACCATGGAAAAAATAATAAAAGAACATAAGATCCTAATCGCTCGTAGAGTACCACCAGGTGATAAGTGGAGATTAGTTGCTAATGAACCAGATGGTCCATTACATAAAACGCTAACTGACACTTTAGAAGCCTATATGGTAAAAACAGGATTTAAAGGTGAATATCGACTTGCTCCCTTAAAAAGTGAGTTGTACGCAATATCCACTACAGAAGAAGAAGTAATTATAGAACCAGAAAAGAAATATAGTTTATATGGTGAATACGGACAATAGTTTATTAGTAGAAAAGTATCGACCAAGCAAGTTAGAAAACTATGTTGGAAACGAAAATATTAAAAAATCTATTTCTAAGTATTTAAAACAGAATGATATTTTAAATTTAATATTTTATGGACCAGCTGGTACAGGAAAAACTACTTTGGCAAAACTTTGTGTTCAAAACCTTGATTGCGATCATCTTTATATTAACGCCTCAGATGAAAGAGGTATTGAGACGATCCGTGATAAAGTACAAGGATTTGCAAGCGTTGCTTCTTTTAAACCACTTAAAGTGGTCATTTTGGATGAAGCTGATTTTCTTACTATACAGGCGCAAGCTTCACTTCGTAATATTATCGAAACTTTCTCACGTACGACGCGTTTTATTATGACTTGTAATTTTGTAGAGCGTATTATTGACCCTCTACAATCAAGATGTCAAGTACTTAAAATTGTACCTCCAACTAAAAAGGATGTTGCTAAACATTTAAATTGGATCTTACAACAAGAGTCAATTGAACATGATATAAAGGATTTAGTACCCTTAGTTAATCAATATTATCCCGATTTACGTAAATGTATTAATACTATACAGTTATCTACACAAGATAACACATTAAAATTAGATCAATCAATATTAGTATCATCTAATTATATAGATAAAGTTATCAATGCTTTATCTAAAGGATCTAAATTTAATGATATACGACAAATTATTGCGGATGCTAATGTTGATGATTTTGATGAATTATTTAGATCATTATATGAAAGATCATCTGAATATTCTCCAGGTAAAGAAGGTTCGGCTGCTATGTTAATAAATGAACACCAATATAAAGCAAATTTCCGCATCGACAAGGAAATAAATACAATGTCGTTAATTCAAAACTTAATAAATAATAAATAATTATGCAACAACAACAACAACAAGGACCTCCAATTGATTTAAGCAACACTTCAGAAGTTAAAACAGAAGCAGGAGGAGTAATTTTTAAACAAGGATTTGTATTACGTACAGTTTCTAAATTTATAACAGGAACAGATGAAGACGCTCTTTTACCAATTCCTGTATTTTATGATCCTGAAACTAATAAAATCCTAAACAGTTCAGTACCAAAGGATTTAAGAGAAGAATATAAAGATCAAATCATTTAATGAAAAATATCTTTGATTGGTTAAAAGCAATTAACAACACCAAACCCCCAGTTGAATCTTTTACAGATAAAGATTGGGAGGTTTGGAATAGTTATATGATCCATAGGTTTATATCAATGAACCCTGACTATATAGAAGTTGTAAACTATGTTCAAGATTTTCCACCCCAAGAAAAAAGGATGATTTATTCTATATATAAAGAATTTATCCCCAAAAATAATAAGTGGAGTAAATATGTTAAATCTAAGGTTAAACAACCTAACATGGATTTAGTTAATCATATTAAAGACAATTTTCAATGTTCAAGCAAAGAAGCAAAAGAATACATAACTCTTTTGGATACTAACGAAATTAGTCGTATATTATCAAATAGAGGATTAAATAAAAAAGAAATAAAACCATTAGTAAAATGACAAAAGAACTATACAATATGTTTATGACATCTGCAGAAGCAGATAAAGCTAAAGCATTATTATCATTAGATTTATTAGGCAATAAAGGAGTTGGTATTGGTGATCATTCAACAGAGGATTATTATAAGAATGCTGAGGAAGCACTTACAATGTTAGTTGATGCTGATGACAGAATTACTTGTCTAAATTTATACTATAGTAAATTTAAATCAAAATCACAAATCAATGGGTAGTTCAGTATCAAAATATTTAGAAGAAAATATAGGCCATTTTGGTAATAACGCAAAACAAATAATTATGAGTGATAGAGAAATTATGGATTCAAAACATGGTACAATTTCAGCAGTAGATAAATTTGAGGAAGAATACCCAGATTTAAGCGTTGAATTTATTAAGATACAACAAGAAATGTATGTTATGTTTGCGGCTAAACATATGGATTATGGTTTAAACAACATAACATTAGGCGGAGATATCGTTAATAATAGCGATGACAAACAATTTTCACTAACTGGGTTATGTATTAGATTAACCGATAAAATATCACGTTTAAAAAATCTATTAGTTAATGGTAGAGCATTTGTTAAAGGTGAAGGTATGGAAGATACATTTATTGATATTGCCAATTATGGAATAATCGGTCTTTTGGTAGGTCGAGACAAATGGAAAAAATAATTTGGCGAAAAAGCTCCCAAAAATAGTAAAAGAGATTAGAAATAATCCACCTTCACCTGTTAATTATGCATATCAAAAGAATATATCATTTTCTCAGATGTCTATATTTAGAGGGTGCCCTCATAGGTGGAAACTTCAGTATAAAGATAAAATTAAACGATTTACATCTTCTATACATACTGTATTTGGAACAGCTGTCCATGAAGCGATGCAACATTATTTAGATGTAGCATATGAAAAATCTTTTGCGGCTGCAGATAGAGATATCAACATGGAAGAATATTTCCAAGAAGCATATATAGGTGAATACCAAAAACAATACAAGTCAAACAAATCAGAACATTTCTCAGATGCAGCAGAAATGAGAGAATTTTTTGAAGATGGTGTTGCTATATTAGATTGGTTTAAGAAAAAACGTAGTAGATATTTTAGCAAAAAGGGTACATATTTAGTAGGTTGTGAAATACCTATTGTAGTAGCACCAAATAAAATGTTGAATAACGTATTATACATGGGGTATCTTGATGTTGTCACATACCATGAAGCAACAGAGACATTTAAGATAATCGACATAAAGACAAGTACTAATGGTTGGAATGATTATGCCAAAAAAGATGAAAATAAACAATTCCAATTATTATTATACAAACAATACTTTTCAGAACAATATGGAATACCTTTAGATAAGATTGAAATTGAATTCTTTATCCTTAAAAGAAAAGTATTAGACCCTGATGATGAAAAGCTTATGTCACCGTATCAAGCTTATAGAGTCCAACAGTTTGTACCACCAAGTGGTAAAATTAAACTATCAAGAGCAAAAAACGCTATTCATGATTTTATTAATGAATGTTTCAGTTCAAGTGGGAAGATAAAAGAAGCAGATTATCACAAATCACCATCAAAATGGAATTGTAATTTCTGTCCTTATAGTAAAGATAAAGAATTATGTGGAGCCGGTGAACATTTTTCGTAGGTTCCCACATACGTATATATATAAATAATGTTTTAATAAATAAAGACTATGAGT